CTAAGAAAGACGAGGAATAACAATGGCAATCTATTTAAATAATAACGTAGGTGTTAAGTTGGCTACCAATGCTGCGCCAACTACACCATCCATCGACATTAGCGCATACGTAACTAATGCCGTAATCAATCAGATCGTGGATGAGTTAGAAGTAACCGCTATGGGTGACACAGCACACAAATTTGTTGCTGGTTTACAATCAGGCACATTCACTATTGACTTTATTAATGACTGGGCAGCAGCTCAGGTAAACGACACATTAAACGCAGCCTTTGGCAAGACCCTAGCAGTATCAGTAATCACTGTTAAAGGCACTGCCGTAGGAGCTACAAACCCTACTTACCAGTTCTCAGTACTTGTAAACAATTTGACCCCAATCGGTCAAGGTGGCGTAGCCGAGGTTGCTACCTCATCTATCACATTTACAGTAAACTCCGCAATTACAGTGTCATCATCGGTGGCATTCTAACTAAGGAGTAGTAATGGCAAAGCTAAAGATAACAAGGGCTAATGGTGAAGTATCAGAGCACAAGATAACACCAGGTGTCGAGTACGCTTTCGAGTTAAAGTACGGATCAGGAATTAGCAAAGTCCTGCGTGAACACGAACGTCAAACAGAAATATTTTGGCTGGCTTATGAATGTTTACGCAGGGCTGGCGCACAGATACCTTTATGGGGATCAGAGTTTATTGACACTCTAGATACTGTCGAGGTATTAGACGAAGAAAAAAAATAACTGAGCGGTCTTCAGTCCTTTACAGCATCGCACAGCTGAGCGTAGAGACTGGGATACCGCCTAGAGAGTTTATTGATATGGATAGCGAAATGTATGCCGCAATCATACAAGTGCTAACCGACAGAGCTAAGGAGATTCGAAATGCCAGTCGTAGTAAACGGCGTTAAACAACTCCAGAAGGCTATGAGAGAAGTAGAGCCAGAGCTGAATAAGCAAATGGCTAAAGATATTAAAACAGCGATGCTTACTGTCCGAGATACAGCACGTGGTTATTTACCACGCCAAAATGAAGTATTAAGCGGCTGGGGTAAGGGCACTGCCTCAGCTGAAACAATTAAATTTAGAGCATTCCCAGCATACGATTATTCTTTAGCAAGATCTTTAATTAAATACAATGCTGGCACAAATAGGCGCAATCGCAGTGGCTTTGCTGCTGCATTTTATGTAGCCAATATATCTGCACCTGGGGCAATCTTTGAAACCGCTGGCCGTAAAAACCGCAGAGGCTCATCTGACTCTGAAAGTCTTAACCCTAATGCTGGCATCCAGTTTATAGAATCTGCTGAATCAATCAGCCAGATGAAAGGCGAAGGCAAGCAGCGAGGTCGATTAATTTACAGAGCGTGGTTTGAGAAATCTAACAAGGTTATCCCTGCCGTGGTCTCTGCTATAAATACAGTCGCAACAGACTTTAATAAAAAAACACAATTAGGTAAGGCAGCATAGTGGCTAATTTAATTGTCAGCGCAGTCAGCACCTTTGATAATAAGGGATTAAAAAAAGGCCAAAAAGAAGTATCAGCATTTGAAAAACAGGTTAAGAATTTTGGTAAAGTATTTGTTGGCGTATTTAGCGCCACCGCATTACTTAACTACAGCAAGAAGGCTGTGCAAGCGTTTGCAGAAGATGAGAAGGCTGCCAAGGCTTTAGAAATACAATTACGTAATACAGGGTTTGCATTTGCAGCACCTGCCGTAGAAGATTACATAGGCAATTTACAGCGCACCACAGGCGTACTAGATGACCAATTACGCCCAGCATTCCAGCAATTATTGACAGTCACTGGCTCAATAACTAAAAGCCAAGAAGCATTAAATACAGCTCTCAATATTAGCGCCGCTACAGGTAAATCTTTAACCGAAGTTAGCGCTGCCTTAACACGTGGCTTCTCAGGCAATACCACAGGTTTAAGTAGATTAGGCGCAGGCATTAGTAAAACAACTTTAAAAGCTGGCAAAATGGAAGACATACTTGCAGAGTTAAATGCAAAATTTGCAGGACAAGCCTCAGCCCGATTAGATACTTATGCTGGCAAAATGGATTTATTGCGTGTGGCAGCAGCAGACGCAAGTGAAACTATTGGAAAAAGTTTAATCGATGCAATAAGCAAGTTAGGCAAAGATACAAGCATAGAAAGCCTGACCGAGGACATAGATGCGCTAGCCACAAGTATCGCAAGCGTTGTGAGTGGTGTTGGCGCTTTAATCAGCGTATTAAGCGATCTACGAAACGCACCTGGCATCAAGCAAATAATAGATGTTTTAAGATTTGGCAATTTATTTGATATGTTAAAAAAGTTGGACGAATTGACTCAACCTGCACCTACATCTAATTTTACTTATTCACTAGGTTCTAGCGCAACTAGAGACATAGAGCGTGCTAAAGAAGTATTAAGGTTGAAAGCATCTAACAAATTACGCCAAGACGAAATTAACAAAATGAAGGCTAAGACCGAGGTAGACAAACTAGAAGAAAAATTTAATGTTGAGCGCATAGGTTTAATGAAGGCGTTGGCTGAGGCTACAGATGCCGAGACCAAACTACGCATACAGGCGAAGATAGCGATATTAGATAATAACGAGGCTTTGGCTAAGAAATACAATGCAGAGTTAAACGCTAAGACAGCTGCTGATTTATTAGCTACTGCTGCTACCGATGCCGCTAATGCTTTGAATACTTTGCCTAATAAATACGATCAAATTTTTACCAGTTTAGTTGGCCAATTTAAATCGATGGGAATTGAAGCAGGCGCAGCAGCAGGCTTGGCTGCCTCATCTGCAAGATTACAGGCACAGGCTGATGCATTTTTTGCGCAAGCAGGTCAATATGCCGTGCCAGGTGGAATGCCATCTAGTGCGACAACAGCTGCCGCAGCAGCAGCACCTACAGTAGTGCCACAGGTAACAGTTAATACAGGCGCAGTATTAACTAGCGAGCAAGACCTAAGCATCTACATACAAAATGCTTTAGGTCAAATTACTAAACTTGGTAATGGAGCATTAGTACCTGCTGGCTCGATTGCTTTCCAATGACAGTACCAATAGTTAACGCTTATATTAACTTCTCTACTGGGCCAGCCTTTGCCCAGGCGATGATTTTAGATACTGGCATATTAGACGTAAACATATTAGAAGACTCAGCAGCCATCATTGTTGACGTATCAAATCAAATCAATTTTATACAAACCACCAGAGGCCGTAATGCTTTATTTGACCAATTTCAAACAGGCCAATTAACCTTACGCATAGTAGATCAAAATGGCGATTTTAACCCAACCAACCCACTAAGTCCTTACGCTCCCGACCTAACACCTATGAAAAAGGTGCAGATCACTGCAACCTATGGCGCTACGACTTATCCTATATTTTCAGGGTTTATTACAAGCTATGTTAATACTCAACCTAAAGATGCTACAGAGGTAGCCTATACAACCATACAAGCTGTAGATGCGTTTAGATTAGCCAACAATGCACAGATCACTACTGTGGCAGGTGCTAACGCTGGCGACTTATCAGGCACAAGAATTAACCAGATATTAGATCAAATTGACTGGCCAGCAACTATGCGTGATATTGATGCAGGTCTAACTACACTACAAAATGATCCAGGCACATTACGCACATCTTTAGGGGCTATGCAAGTTGCCGCTCAGTCAGAATATGGAGCCCTATATGTTGATGCTAATGGAGAGTTTGTATTTCAAGATAGAGCTGTAACCGCTGGCTCAATAGGTGGCACAGTAACTACCTTTAATGACAATGGCACAGGTATCCCATACGCTAATGCTAATTGGAAGTTGGACGATACCCTCGTTTTTAACTCATCCACTGTTACAAGGGCTGGCGGATCGCCCCAGACCGCTATCAACCAAGCCTCAATAGATAAATACTTTATCCATAGTTATCAGATCCAAGACCTACTAATGCAGACGGATGCCGTAGCCCTAGATTATGCCGAGGCTTATACAGCTAGTAGAGCCGAGACTAGCGTGCGATGCGATTCTATCGAGTTAGACCTATACACGCCTAACTACAATGCAGGCATTATTGCAGCCCTGGACTTAGATTTTTTTGATCCGATCAGGGTGGTTACTACCCAGCCAGGTGGATCTACCCTGGACAAGACCTTGCAGATATTTGGCGTGCAAAACGTCATTACACCCAACAGC